GTCAGAGAATTGCACATCTCGACAAGGTGGTCGGTGCATGATGTGGTAGGACGGCTGGAAGCGACCTATGGCGATAAGCCGGACGCGCGGTTCATCAATGTGCCGGTGGAGAACGAGGAGACCGGCAGGAGCAACTTCAACTACCCTCACGGCCTTGGCTATAGTGATGCGACCATCGCCGAGATCAAGGAAGCGATGGACCCTGCTGCTTACAAGGCATTGTATCTTGGACAGCCCATCGAGTACGAAGGCCAGCTTTACCCGGAAGAGGAACTGCGGCGGTACTTCGACCTGCCGGAAGAGGAGCCGGACGCGATCATCGCGGTCTGCGATACGAAGACCACAGGTTCGGACTACTGCGTACTGCCTGTTGCGTACCAGTACGGCAGCAACTTCTTCATCGAGGATGTGGTCTGCGAGAACTACGCGCCGGATGTGGTGGAAACGAGCGTGGTGCAGATGCTCTTGAAACACAAAGTGCAGAAAGCACAGTTTGAGTCTAACGTGGCTGGCGGCAAGATGGCACAGGTAGTGCAGCAGAGGATAGACGAAGCTGGGGGCCGCACGAACATCACCACGAAATGGACGCAAGCGAACAAAGAGACAAAGATCCAGGCGAATGCGGGATGGGTGAAGAAGCATTGCGTCTTTCGTGACAACACAAGGATAAAGGGGAGCGAGTGGGCCGAGTACCGGCTGATGCTGAAGCAGTTATGCGGCTATACGCTTGCGGGGAAGAACCGCCACGATGATGTGCCGGACGCGTTCGCCCAGCTTGCCTTGTATGTGGACAACAACCTCGCCGCGAAGGTGAAGATCAACAAGCGGTGGTTCTGACGCACTCGCCGACAAAGGAAAACCGCCACGGCTGCTCATACCGTGGCGGTCCCCAAGGAGGTTTTAGCAGATGACAAGTTGTAGGAGGTTTGCCCATGCCAAAGGGTTTCTGCTACCCACACCATAGCATGAGCCTAAGGGGAAGCGCAAGGGGACTCATAGTCATGAAGGGCGGGGGTCATGACTTGTTAAAGAATTGACAAAGTCCAAGGGCTTGTGCTATGGTGCGAACGGATGAGTAGCTAAAACGACATATTGACAAGTTTTTAACGATAGGCGGGTACTGCGTATAAAGCGCGGATACCCGCCATTTTTCATGCCGATATACGGCGAGGACCCCAAGCATGGCAGACGAAACCACCACCAACAAAAGCATCATACGCAATGACCTTTTCGGACGGCTCGATATCTATGCCACTTCGGAAGACATCACGGAAGACAACGTGATAAGCGAGGTGAACGAAGCCTTGGTCTACCATGTGCAGAACCTCTTGCAAGAGGATTTCCTGTATTGGTACCGCCGGAATGTGCAGAGCATCTTAGGGCGGCACAAGGATGTTCGCCCGGAGATCATGAACATCGTGCAGATGAACCACGCGGATGAGATCGTGGCCTTCAAAAACGGCTACTTCCTGACCCAGCCCGCTTTCTATGTGAGCCGCAACGATGCCGCACAGAGCAAGGTAGACAAGCTGAACGAGTATCTGTACCGCTCCGGCAAACAGGAAGTGGACAACGAGATTGTCAACTGGTTCCACACCGTGGGAAAGGGCGCGCTCTATGTGGAAGCGGACAGACGCGGCGATGAGGATACCCCTCTTCACGCGTATGCGCTGGATCCTCGTTCCGCGTTCGTGGTCTATAGCCTTCGCCCCGGCAACGAGCCGGTGATGGGTGTGAACTTCGTTGTGCAGGGCGATGTATCGAAGTTCGATGTATGGACGCGAGACAAGGTCTTCCACCTCTACGGCGGTGCGCGGGGCAAGATGATCACTTCTCAGGCATCGCATGACTTCCTCGCTACTGCGGTTGGCATCGAGAGCGTGGAGCCGAACCCCCTGGGCGAGATCCCGATTATTGAGTACCGCTACAACAGCGTGAACATGGGCGCGTTTGAGAGCGTGGTGCCGCTTCTTGATGCCATCAACAACGTGGTATCGAACCGCGTAGACGGTGTGGAGCAGTTCATTCAGAGCCTTATGGTGATGGTCAACTGCGAACTGCCGGAAGGCGCGACCTCAAACGATGTGCGTGACAGGGGTCTGATCGAGTTAAAGAGCGTGGGCGAGAACCGCGCCGACATCAAGATCCTCACCGAGCAGCTTGACCAAACGCAGACGCAGGTGCTGATTGATGACCTCTACGAACAGGTGCTTCGCATCTGCGGTATGCCGTCCACCACGAAAGGCGGTACAAGCACATCCGATACGGGTGCCGCTGTGCTGGCGAGGGACGGCTGGTACCAGGCCGACAACGTGGCGAGGAACACAGAAGACCTCTTCAAGCGCAGTAACAGGCAGTTCGACCGCATCCTCACGAAGGTACTGAAAGAGCGCGGCCTGCTGAATATCGACATCACGGACTTTGAACTGCAATTCACTCGCAACGAAACGGCGAACGTGCAGAGCAAGGCACAGGCATTCCAAACGCTGATGGCGGCTGGCTTCCATCCTGTGCTTGCGGCTGGCAAGAGCGGTATCTCCAATGACCCCGTAGCCGATGTAGCGATGAGCGAGAAGTGGCTGAAGCTGATTTGGGGAGACCCGGACAAGGCCGAAGAAGACCGCGAAGCCGCTGCCGCTGATCCGAATCTGACCCCGGAGCAGAGGGAGCAGACGGATGAAGGCGAAGCCGTGGTCATCGAGGAAGACAACAACAACGGCGAGAACGCAACAGGCGGTGCGGAATGAGGACGCTCCCGGACTTTGACGAACTGAACACCATCCGGCTCACGCTGGGCGAAGAAGTCTTCGCTATGGTGCGCGAGACCGGCAAGCCCAACAGGAAGCGGTGCGAGGACATCATCTTCGACCTGCTGACGATGGGCTATGTGTACGGCATCGAGGTGGCTGGTCTCGACCTTGAGACCGACATCCCTGTGAACAACGCAAGGATGCGCGAGGTGGCGATGCTTCCTACTGCCGGAGAGACCTTCGCGCAGCGGTTAGACCACCATATCACCGAGTTTGAGCAAAGCACCGATGATGTGGTCGCGGCAACGGACAAGTTGGTCAATGCTCTGAGCGTACTTGCCGAGACCGAGGCCCACCGCACCATCAACCAAGGAATCATAGACGGCGCGGAATGGTACGAAGCCGAGACCGGCAACACCGTCTACAAGCAATGGGTGACGATGCGTGATGACCGAGTTAGGGACACGCATGACTATCTTGAAGGCGCGACAGTACCGCTGAACGCAAGGTTCTACACCTACGATTCTGATAGCGCACGATTCCCCGGAGACTTCGCCGACCCCTCTAATAATGTTGGATGCAGATGCCTAATTAGGCTCATCAACGCATAAAGGGCAACAAGCCTTTTACATACAAGCGGTAGAGAAATCGCTTTCAACAAAACTCGCGGACATGGGTCGGAGATGACCCCAAAAAGCGCAGAAAGGAAGACCGACATGGCAGAGAACACGAACCTTGAAACCGAAATGACCGAGCAGACCGCTCCCGAAGCGGAAGCAAAGCCCGCTGGCCCCTCGTTAGAGGAACTCGCCGCACAGGTCGCAAGCCTTACCGAAGCCCTCAACAAGCAGAAGAAGGCCACCGACAACGCGTCAAGCGATGCGGCAGCGTGGAAGAAGAAGTACAACGCAACTCTTTCCGAAGCCGAGAGAGCCGAAGCGGAGCGTCAGGAAAACGAGCGGCAGCTTCGTGCAGAGAATGAAGCCCTCAAACGCGACAGGACAGTAAGCGCGTACTCAAACCGCGCCCTCGCGCTTGGGTATGACGCAGACCTCGCGGCGGCTACTGCCGAAGCAATGGCGAACGGCAACATGGATGCCGTGTTTGATGGCATCGGTCAGCTTATCGCGGCGGTCAAGACCAAGACGGCTACCGAGAACCTCAGCCGTCAGCCGAGTTTATCCACCGGCACACCGCCCACGGCAAGCACCGTACAGAAAGACGAAGAAAACAAAATGCGTAAATGGATGGGTTTGAACCCCAAAAAGTAAGGAGAAAAGACTATGGCTACTACTGTAACCGCCCCTGTAACCAACAGCATCGCCCTTGCGGCGAAGTACCTGCCGCTGTTAGACGAGATCTACACCAGCGAGAGCAAGACCGCCATCCTTGATACTGCTTCCGAGAGAGTGCAGTTCACCGGCGCGAACACCGTAAACCTGTTTACCCTGTCCACGATGGGCATGAGCAACTATAGCCGTAACGCTGGCTTCGTTCCCGGCGATGTGAACGGCTCTTGGGTGCCTTATGTGCTGAATACCGATCGCGGCAGAAGCTACATGGTGGATGCCTTAGACAACGATGA